TCTATCACTGGAACCCCAGTAAGTCTTCCAATCGCTTTCCTTTGTGCCGCGCCTTTTATTCTTTTTGCCTTTAAGTGGTGGCTTAGTAGTTTTAAATTTTGCTAGTTTTTTGCCTATGTATTTTTGGCCTGTAGTGGTGTTGGTAATAAGATAAACAAATCCTTCGTACTCATCTGGTATTTCATTAACTTGTTTACCGTTATATGTCCACTGCATGAACTTATATATGTGTGCCTACTGTTTATTTGCTGCCTTTTTGGCTAGAAGTTTTTCGTGAACTTCAGCCATACGAATATGAGCTAAACTGCGTATAGTACGCAGCCATTTGCGTGTTGCACGGTGAGTGCGTTCGCTATTGCGTGTTTCAAATTTTTCGCTTGCCTTGAAATATTCTAAGTATGCCTCTACTAGTTTGTCGTGTGTGTCTTTTTCCATGTTATTCTACAATTTCAATGTCATTTTCGTATGATGTAAATCCATTCTCCTTAATAACCTTCATTACATGGTTAACTCTACCCACAAGTTCATCCTTGTGCGAGATAAGAAATACGTTTTTGTGTCTATCTCTACCCATTTTTTTAAGCACACTTAGCGAGTTTTCAACACCTGCTGTGTCCATTCCGCTATCAATCAACTCGTCAATAAACAATAAGTTAATATTTTGATATAGACTTTCCCAAACATCTCTAAACGCAAAGCTCATACCTAGTATTAGTCTGTTGCGTTCACCTCTTGACAAGTTATCAAAGTCTAAATCTTGTCCTAGTTGTGTGATTTCGACATTCAAATCGTTTTGAAACACAACCTGATGCGGTAATCCTAGTTTGTTAAGATAGTACGTTAGTCTATTGTTTAGATACATTAGATTTTGATCTATGATCTTCTTACGAATAAACGAATCCTTGTTTGTTAAGAGTTTTAACAAGAACTCTTGGTGTTCTTTATAAGTTGTTAAGTCATTTACTGGATTCCAGTCCACTTCTTGTAATCCCGTTTCTGATAAATCGTCAATTTGAGCTTGATACGGGTCTATTTCTGTTCGTTTGCTGTCGAATGCCTGCTTTAAACTGTCAACATTGTTACGATGCTCGTAGGCTTCTTTAGCAGTTTCGTAAAACGTTGCAGGTTTGCCGTCAATATCACCAATTGTACCAAGTGCCTCTTCTACTTCTGACAGCTTTTCTGCTATTTCCAGTTTGTAAGTGTCAGCATCTTTCAGTTCTTTGGTCTTTTTATCAAGTATTTCCTGTTTTTTATCTGCATGTAGTTTTTGTCCGCAAGCGTAACAGGATGCATCTTCCAGTTCTGTAATATCTTGTTCTACTTTTTTAACTAACTTGTCTGCACGTTCTAGTGCAACTTCTAGTGTGCTTTTTTCTTTGTTGAGAGCAGTAATTGCATTGTTATTTTCAGTCCACAACGACAATTTTTCGTGCGAGTCAAGTTCGTCGTCGATATTAAGTAGTTCTAATTCATCAATGCCGCGTTGTAGTTTTAGTATATCGTCTCTAACTTTGCTTTGCCAAGCACTTTGTCTAGTCTTAAGACTATTAATGCTTTCGTTAATTTTTTCATTTGCTGTTTGAATAGCATTAATCTTTAGTGTTTCTTCTGTAACCTGTTCTTTAGTTTGACGAATTTGCTCTTTAAGATCTTCTGCCTTTTCAGAAAGTATAGTTATGCCCAGCAGTTGCTCGATTATAGCCCGCTGATCGTTTGTTCGCATGCTTAAGAACGGTTCTGTGTAAGTGTTAAGTGCTACAACATGCTTAAACATATCGTGGCTCATGCCTAATAGATCGTTTATATACGATTGTGTCTTACGACTGTCGCCTTGACTTTCGTCGACCATCTCTTGTTCTTGCTCGTCGACATAAAATTTTAGTACATTAGGCGAACGGCCACGTTCTATACGATAATCAATACCATTCTTTTCAAAATGCAGTGTTACTAGCATGCCTTTTGAGTTTGTTTTATTAATTAGATTGTTTCGCTTGATGTTTGTAAGTGCTTGTCCATATAATGCGTAGGAAAGTGCGTTAATAATAGTAGTTTTTCCTGTACCATTGCGACTCCCGCTGTCATCACCGCCCTGATCTAGATTTTCACCTAGCACAAGAGTAAGTTGTTGTTGATTAAAGTCAATAGCTTGGGAAACATTGCCCACGCTCATGAAGTTTTTAACAGTTAAATCCTTAATGCGAATCATAATTCGTTATAAATTTCCAATAGTGTCTGTTTGTTAAAATTTTCACTGTCGATTGCAGTAATCTCTTTTGTAACAATTTCGTCTACGCTTTTAAACTCTGCAATATCTAGTTCAGTTGATATTTCTTCCAGTTGTTTTTGTGAAATGAGTGTAATTTCTCGGCAATTATACTGGTTAATAAAGGTTTCTTTGATAAATTGCGCTTCTTCATATGAAATAGGCAAGTCCAGTGTTACTCGCAAGTACATTTTAGGCTTGATTATCTCATCTGTTTTGTCTAGCAGATTAGAAAGTTTTACAGTTCTATACTTGGGACAGTTATCCCAGTTGAGGTATACTGGCTCTGCGGCATTCTCCTTATCGAGGATCATCATGCCACGTTCGTCGTCACCCGCATCAGAGTAGTTGTGCGGAAATGCGTTGCCGATATAGTGAATTTTTCCCTGTACCTGACGCTTATGAAAATGACCTGAAAACACATACTCTTGATTTTCAAAGTGCTCTGCTCGCAAATCGCCGTGCTCTGGCATACGTACCATTGCGTTCATATAAAAGTGTGGTAGCTCAAAGTGTCCAAACATATACTTGGCGTTGATTTTTTGTACTTTCTTCCATTCGTCGCCAACAAGCCATGGCACTAAACACACATCGTCTTGTTCTATAATATCATTTACTACAGTTATACCCGGGACATGCTTGCCAAACTCAACAGAATGTATATCACGTTTGTCTTTATAGTATAAATCGTGATTACCAGGAAAGTAAAAGAATTGATCAAATGCATTACCTAGTTTTTCTAGACTACGCAGGGTAGCATCCATAGTTGTGATGTTGAGACTGTTACGATTATGATGCCAATCACCACAAAAAATACCAGTTTCACAACCGTGTGCATGTGCTTGTTCTATAAACCAGTCTACAAATTCTTCACAGTCCTGGTTGTGTATCTTTGAATTGCTTTTTAACCCAAAATGTATGTCAGTAAATACTGCTGCCTTCTTAAACACTGCGTATAAATCTCCTATTTTATACTATGTTACAGTCAAAAGCAAAGAATGTCAACTGTTTCTTTGATTTCTTTTGAGTTCTGCTTCCCATTGTCCGGCATTCTGTCTAGTATAGCTAGGGTTCATATCATTCATTTCTAATATGTCGTCGCGAATGTTCTGATTGCGTTTTTCTATGTTGATTACACGAACAAACGAGTTAGTAACTGCTGCGGTGTAATATGCAAAAGGATTGTTCGACTTGGATTCGTCAAACTGTAGGCCTATTTGTGCAAGTTGTAGTATGGCCTGACCTTGCATTTCGTCATTGTAAGTGTAACCGCGAACATTACCTCTTGTACCATATCGTTCACATAGTTTCATCCACATAAGAGCAAGTTTTTCTGTAGCCTTTCCGTGATCTTTAGAAAAATAACCAGCATCCATATCTCCGATCCAATGACTTCTACCTACTAGTATTAGTTCGTCACCATCCTCATTGAATTTAAAATGTTGAAAAGGCGGGAAGTTTAATTTTGTTTTAGTATCTGCAATTGTCTTTGGATTCTTTTTACGACCTGGCTCTTCAGGAATATGATCAAATGTCATTATACGAAAGATTAATTCTTCTTTTTTCATTTTTTTATAGTCGACTTCGCACTCTGCTTGCTTTACTTTTTCACCAGCAAGTTTACGTGCATCAAACTCGGCTAATGTCAGACGTTTTGCCTTATTACGTTTTGCTTCAGCAATAGTTCGTATGTTTATCTTGTCTAAGCCTGTAAGAATTATATCATATTGATGATAATCTGCTTGCGTGTAGCTAGAAAAGTTATTTTTTGATTTGTGTATCTCTGCTAGTAAGTCTTTGTTGTTTAAATAGTTTTTCTTTTTCATAATACCTCTCTTAATGTTCTATTATAATATACGTATTTAATTTTGTCAACTAAATAATGTTGGAGGACTTTTTTATGTCGTTTATTGATGACTTTTACAGCTTTGTAAGAACAAATACAATGCCTGATGGCGCAGTGCCAACATTTAAAACGCAAACTGCTGCAAATGTAGTATCAGCTGATGAGAACGATTGGCGAGTACGATTAACTGTTCCTGAACCGTTCTCATCAAGTCCAGTTCTTGCACCACTTACATTTACCGGTGGGTCGTTAGTATTTCCCTTTACTCCGTCTGTTATAATGACGCACACGGCTAATTACGACACTCTCTCGCCTGTGCATAATAATTATCCGTTTCCAGTTTACGAGAATAGCCAAATTGAAGATATAAACATTATTGGAGATTTTTATGTAGAAAATTCAGCAGATGCAGAATATTGGATCGCTGCTATACACTTTTTACGTAGTATGACTAAAATGTTTTACGGCGACACTAGTAATCAAGGAGCTCCGCCGCCTATAACTAGACTTAACGGGTACGGAGACTACGTGTTTAAAGATATGCCAGTGTTATTAACAAATTTCACTGTCAACCTTGATCCTGAAGTGAATTATATTAAAGCCGAAATTCCCGGAGCGGAAGGTACAACTTGGGCGCCCAGTCATTCAACTGTTACTGTAAATTTAAAGCCAGTCTACAGCAGAAACTCAGTAAGATCGTTTTCATTAGACGAGTTTGTTAATGGTAACTATATTCTAGATAGCGAAGGTAGAGGATTTATCTAATGGCAACAAATTATCCTAACACAAGTCCTTGGGCTAACACAAAGTCTAAATCTAATTATCTAAATTACTTTGAAATTCGTTCTGTACCAGCATCCGACGATGATATTTTGTACGAAGTTGAATCTAGATTTACACATCGGCCTGATTTGTTATCGTATGAATTATATAAAACTACAAAACTTTGGTGGGTATTTGCACAAAGAAACATGGAAGTTATTAAAGATCCGGTATTCGATTTAGTCCCAGGAATACAAATTTATTTGCCTCAAGGACCTTCTTTGTATAGATTACTAGGAGTATAAATTGTCACTCAACAAACAAAAAAAACTTGCAGATGATAGAAGACGGAACAGATAATGGAAGATGCAGAACCAGGCCCCCTAAAAAACCCCAAAGCTGCACCAGGAACATTAATTCCAGGAACGACAGCACCTCCCTGGCCAAACGAATTAGAACCGTTTGCTTCGTTTAATTGTATTTTTACACTTAGTATTTTAACTCCGGAAGAAGTTAATAATAACACATTTAGACAAGATGGTCCTAAATATAATATTTTGAGAAGTGGTGGCGGCGTTGAAAAACAACAAACACTAGTAGAAAAAGAGTTTGGAATTAATACTGAATTTTTTATCGATGATGTTGAAATAGAGTCAATTATTTCTGCTTCGGGTGTTATAGGAAATACAAATGCAGCCTCTATTAGTTTCTCAGTACTAGAACCTTATAGTATGGGTCTATTTGCTGAAACAATTAGAGTAACTTCTGCCCTAGCAGGTTATAGCAGTCATTTAGGAATTCCATTTCTTTTAACAATCGAATTTCCAGGATGGGATAAAAATAACAATGCTGGAGTCGCATCATACTCCAGACGAATGATCCCCCTCAACATCGCTAATATGGAATTTGATGTTACTGCTGCTGGAAGCAAATACTCAGTGACAGCAGTTCCTTGGAACGACATAACTTTAGGTGACGACAAACAAAAGTTACTTGTAGATACAGTTATAAAAGGAAGAACAGTAAGCGAACTATTGCAAACAGGATTAGAAAGTTTAGCAAGCCAGCTTAATACACGAGAAATCGCTAAAGAAGAAACAAAGCAAGTTGCTCTAGGAGATCAATATATAATTATGTTTCCTACACGAGAAGCGACTGCAGATAACGTAGGACCGCCACCTGAAGTCACCGACCCTGGAGCAACTGCTAGTAGGGCAACCGGACAGCAAGATGACCTAGTGCTGTATAGAAGTACGACAAATGCAGATGGTGTGATACCTAGCGGCTTTGACGCATTTAAAGCTACTGTTACAGGAAAGATAAATGCTAGAACTAAGATCGGTGAAGCTATTAGAGGGTACGCTGAAAATCCAGATAAGATGAACACTATTGGAAAGTATAAAATTATTGAAGACTGGGTTGCAGGCGGCAGCCACCCTATGGGAAAAGAAGGTTTTGCTTTAGAAAACGGTGTTTATAAAAGAGGCAGTGTTGAGCTACAATTAAGTGACGATTTACGAACATTTACTTTTAAACAAGGTTCTAGAATACAAGATGTTATTGAAGAAGTAATTTTAGCTAGCGGGTATGCAAAGGAGTTAGATCAACAACTTAAAGAACCGCCCGATGACGGATTTATAGATTATTTTAAAATTGAAACGCAAACATTTATAATCGAGAACAACGAAAACATTAAGTACACAGGAAAATATCCTAAAGTGCATGTTTTCAGGGTTGTGCCCTACAAAGCACACATAAACATCTTTAAAGCCCCTACTAGCGCAACGCCCGGCATTAGAGAATTAAAATCACAATGTGCTAAAGAATATAATTACATCTATACTGGTAAAAACGTAGATGTACTAAATTTTGATATTAGTTTTAACGGATTTTATCAAATGAATCTTCCAGCTACAAACGGATCTAATACATACCGAAAAGGCGGAGCAGATTCAGTAATACAGCCAGCAGCTCCAGAAATTCCAACAAAAAATCCGGCAACGTCGGACTCCGTGCCAGACGAAGGAGCAATACCAGTTGGCGAAGAAACAAATCCCGGTACTGGCAACGCCGGCGGCAGTTCTTCTGAAAGCATAGAAACGTCAGTTGCAAGATTTTTTAATAAAACATTGTTAAACACTGAAGCATTTTTAGCTAAGATTGATTTAGAAATAATGGGAGATCCGTATTATATTTCAGATTCTGGAATAGGAAATTATAGTGCTGGAGACACTTCGTATGCTAATATGAATCGAGACGGAGGAATGAATCATCAAAACGGACAAGTTCATATTAACGTAATATTTAGAACACCAGTAGATTATAATCCAGCAGGAGTAATGCTTTTTCCTGATTCTACTAAATTAGTATATGCATTCAGCGGAGTATACCAAGTAGCAAAAGTTGTAAGTAATTTTAATAAAAATAAGTTTACGCAAACTCTAGAATGTATTAGAGTTATGGGTCAAACAGCTGACGAACCGCAGACTTTACTCAAAACAGGAGATGAAACTAATGCTATTGTTAAACCGCCAGGCGGCGTATTTGACAAAGATAGAAATATCATTGGATTAGACCAAAATTCACTAGATAAACTTTTAAATTCACTTCCAGGAGGAAAATTGTCCGCACTTGAAGCAGCTGCAAAAAGTAAAATACGAGAATTATTAGGCGGGCTTGATCCGTTAACAGCTACTATCAATCAGTTAGCTGACGCACTAGGAATAAGCCCTTCGTTAATAACTCAAGAAATATTTGATCTGTTACAAGACGGAATACCTGTAGATGACATACCAGGATTCCCAGAAATACCTAGTTTTGGTGGGTCAGAGTTGCCTCCGCCGTTCACGTCAATAGCAGAGATTGCAGCATTTTTAGGAATACCAGAAAGCGCAGTAACCCCAGAGGTTATAGCAGGACTAGCATCGCAACAAGGAGCAGCCGGTTTCGGTTTTGGATAACAAATAATGGCAAATATTACTAGAAGTGCAACAGAATATTTTCAAGGTCTCCCCGGACCTTACGAAGCTATAGTAGTAGGACATCTTGATCCTGCATTTATGGGCACTCTCAAAGTCGAAATACTTAAAAAAACAAGTTCAGGAAATGATCCAGAAAGATCTGGACAACTGTTAGAGGCACGATATCTATCACCGTTTTATGGTGTAACACCCCAAGCAGCTACTACTGGTAATTCAGGTTACGAAAACTCACAAAAAAGTTATGGCTTTTGGGCAGTCCCTCCAGACGTAGGAACTCGTGTGATTGTAATGCTTATAGAAGGTAATATAAGTCAGGCATTTTGGATAGGTTGCGTACAAGACGAGTACATGAATTTTATGACCCCGGGGTATGCTGCTACTACGCAGGTAGAAAATATTAATCCTGACAATGCTTCTGACAAAATAGGAAAAAAAGTTCCTACAGGCGAGTATAATAAACGCAGAGAAGAAGGTACTAGTAAATCGCCTACTAAGTTTGCTAAGCCTCCCCACAGTGACATAATAAATCATCTAAATGAACAAGGATTAATTGATGATGATATAAGAGGAACAACCAGCAGTTCTGCAAGACGTGAAGTACCTAGTTCAGTGTTTGGAATTAGTACTCCAGGACCACTGGACAAGCGAACTAATGCGCCAAAGGAGCCTATAGGACCGGTCGGAGCAAAGGCAAATCAGTTTATTAATCGCTTAGGTGGCACTAGTTTTGTAATGGATGACGGCGACGATAAAATTATACGCAAAGGTCCTGCTAGTTCAACACCTCCAGAATACGAAAATATAGAGGCATTGCCAGCGGATGCTACGCTTAACGGAGATGTAACTTTACCTGCTAATGAATTAATGAGAATTCGCACTAGAACGGGTCATCAAATACTACTGCACAATACAGAAGATTTAATTTACATTGGCAACGCAAGGGGCACAAGTTGGATAGAAATGACATCCAACGGAAAAATTGACATCTATGCACAGGATAGTGTAAGTGTCCATAGTTCAGCTGATGTAAATTTTACTGCTGATAGAGATATTAATTTTACTGCTGGCGAAAATGTTAATTTTGTAGTAGGCAAAGATTTTAAAACAACTGCTGGAGATGGTATACACAATACAGCTGGTTTAAATATTAACAACACAGCTGGACAATCTATTAGTGAAATAGCAGGCACACATATTTCAAACTATGCACAAATGGATGCAAGCTATCAAAGTATAGGAAACACTGTAATCGGTGTTGGCAAAGATTTAGATCTTTCCGCTGGAAACAATGCACTTATAGAAGCAGGTAATGGTTCCCATATAAAATCAGGCTGCCATAGTAAAATGGAAGTTATATCCGGCAATTTTGAGATGAAGGCTGCAGATTTAAGCATAAACACTTGGAACGTCTCCTGGCAAGCAGACACAGTTAGCTGGGATGCCGACAAATTTATACTGTATACAACAGACCAAATAAGTTTTGACTCTGAAAATACGTATTTTAATTCTAGAAACGACACAGAAATCACGACCAGTAACGACTTTTATCAAATAGTTGACGGAAGATACGGTGTGCGAGTAGATGAAGAAATTAAATTCCAAAGTAAGGCTAGTATAAAACTAAGAGCAAACAGCGACATATTAACTTGGTCCCGTGGCGACACTAACATGCTAGTACAAGGCGACTGGAATGTAGATTGTAATAGCGTAGCATCTCTAACAACAGAAGGTACATTTAACATATCATCAACTAATAATTCAAATGCCACCACCCCGGGCGGCATCGCCGTGGTCAGCGCCGCAGGAATTGAAATGAAAACCATCGGCGGCGAAAATTTCGGCGGCGACTTCGTTGTTGATAGTAGTTGGAAAGTTAAAATTAAGACAGCCGACACATTTGGCATAGATTCAGGTAATCAAATTCAGCATAAAGCTGCAAACGAAATACAACTGAAAGGATCTAAAACAGAGCTACAGCCAAGTGCCGATTTACCGGCTGTAGGAGTAGGAAATATTGGTGCAAATGCTCCTGATTATGTAACTGATGATGATCTCTATATTATTGCTAATCCATTTATTTCTTATGTAAAATGGTACAAGCACGATCACGCAAAGATATCTAAAGTAAACACTGCACGTAGCGATTTTGATCTTCCGCCTATTTTTGCTATTCCCCCTACTCCTGCAATATATGCAGACAGAGTTGCAAGAATACCAATGCATGAACCCTGGTATCAGCACGAAAATCTAGATCCTTTAGAATTTACACCAGATAAAACTCGTGCAGGTTCTGAATTAAAAGACATTTATATACCACAGATGCCTGATACGTTTGCAACTACGCCATCTACACAGGACACGTTATCTAAAAGTATTATATTTGATCCAAAGTCCGCGATAGAGGCGATAGAGGCAGATTTGAAAAAACAGATCGAGGCCAAAGAAGTCGTGGTTGACTTCTTTCAGAAAGATAAGTGGCGAAATGTTTGCCGGAGAATGGGGGGATTCTCCGAGGCTTTTGCAGATGGAGTTCAGGCAGTAATTGTTAGCCAATACGGCGCCTGGGATTACAACAGAACAGAAACTAAACCCAACTACGAAAGTGATGAGGAAAACATAATTGTGTGTAGAAAACGTTACTTTAATCTTAGAGACAAGACTGATCAACAAATACTTGAAATTCTCGAAGTAGACAAAGATGAAGATTTTTTTGAAAATGTGTATGGTAATACAACTGCATATGGCAGAGCATTAGGCAATTATCAAACGTATAATGATGGCTACCTCTTCAGAGGACATGGCCCGTATCTTGGTATAATTGGCAGAGCAGCACAACAAAAAGTATTGAAATGGGCTGAAATAAAAAGTGGCGTACCGTTCCCAGGCAACGACAAACTAGATCCGGACTTCTCTTTCTTTAACCTCGTCCCCTACGGCCACAATCTAGTGCTGGCTGGTTGGCTTCACAATCACTACAAAGATCATGGTAGGAATATGCTAGGAAATATTAGAATAACA